TTGAGCCAAAACCATCGGAACCTCTTGTGGTATCATCAAGTTCTTCTTTCAAGTCCCATTCGATTTGGGGCACCATCTGTGGCACCATTTGTGCAATTCGGTCACCCGGATTGACACGGAAACCTTCCATTTTGCTGTGATTTATGAGGATAACCTTGATTTCACCACGATAATCACTATCAATTGTTCCGGGTGTGTTCAGAACTGTAATATGGTGTCTTGCTGCGAGTCCAGAACGGGGTCGGATTTGTAACTCAAACCCTATGGGGAGTGATACGGAAATACCACACGGAATGATTGCCATGTTGTCTTGTAGGTTAAATTTGCTTCTGGGGATGATAATAGGCCAATCAATCGCAGCATACAGGTCCATGCCGACGGAGTGTTCTGTCTCATACGAGGGCAGTTTCACAAAGTTGGATAGCGCCTTCACACCTACCGTGACAGGTGGCTTTCTCGTTTTATATACAATACCTATTTTCTTTTTCCTATATTATACTTCGCTGAAAGAGTCCATTCCTCTTTCTCACTGAATGGTAGAATTTTTATCTGGTTCAAAGATGCCATTGGTTCGTCTTCTATCCACGGGTTCACTAATTTTACCAAGTCCCATTCGTCTAATAGGTTTGCTATGGAGTTTCTCCTAGCAATATCATTTGATGATATGTTGGTTGGTTTTCCGTCAAGGGCAAATAGTTCTTTGAAATGAACTATCGCATACTCTCCCTGTTTATGTAGAATGTGGCAAGACTGGTATAAGGTTTTCGTTTTCTTGGAAGCAACACCCATTCTTGTTAGGGTTTCTCGCACTTTCAAAAAGTCTTGTTCGTTTTCTAATGTCACTTCCACTCCCACACCTAGTTCATCAAAAACTCCCATTTAGTTGTCTCCTCTTGTGTTCTTATTGTCTGCCACCTTTGTCATTTTTATACGCAATAACTTCCAGTTCCGCATCAGTCAATATACTCAAGGCTTCCAAAGTTTTCTTATTGTTATATCCATAATACTCTTGAACTATCTTAAAGTTTTTCTGAGTGTCCTTTTTAGCCCATTCGGTAAACCTACTTTTAGGTCTAATAGTATTTAGGTAAAAATCATTCTTTAGTTTAGCAGGAATATCATAGTATTGATTCATTTGGTTAGCAAACCAGATGGTGTCATGGAAATAGGAGAACGTTCTATGGATAAGAAAAGAGTGTGATTCAAATCCTTTTTCCATCAGGTCGGGGTCATCCGAATCACGGATGATGTCCTGACCTCTGTTAATTGCTTTCACATAATCAAACGGATTCATCTAATTCATCTAACCTTTGCCTGTTTTTTTCTTTTTCTTCTTTGATTTTCACATCCAGGAGGGTGCACCTCCTTATCGTGTGGGCAAGTTGGCCAATATAACGGGGCTGAGGTGTGGGGTATACCTCAAGTTCAACAGAGCCCGGAGTTTTTGGCGCAACATGTGTTAATATTTTTCTTGGCCTTTCACCGTAGCCTGCCTTTGTATATATACCTGCGGGTGTGTTAGCCATAAAAGCACAAGGTGGGCGTTTATCCCTAACATCCTGCTTTCCATCTAAAGTGTCAATAATATGAGCTTTTTTGGTATTGGTATACGCATATGTAGAAGGCATTTGTATCATAAACTCGTCTAAACGTTGCATTGCTATCTTTTTTGCTTCATCATCACCTATCACAAATTGCTCGACAGTATTTCCATTTGGATTCCAACCTTGATCTCTACAAAATGCTAGCGTCGCATTTTCTGCCTTTGTTAATCGATTCTTAGGAACTGGTCTGAAATATTGGAACACAATACTACCAATAGTACCTCTATAGTCCTTTTCTCGTGCTGCCTTATTTGTGCATTTTCCTACCTTGAGAATCCACCAGTCCCATATGGGACATTTCACAAAAAAAGCATAGATACCACTCGCATCCGACGCCGGCAACTTGGATCTATCAACGGGCTCATCTAATATGGCCCTAATGGCGTTATTGTGATTCTCATAGAGGTATAAACCTCTGGTTCCAAACCGTTTAATTATGCCACCAGAGATCAATTCATTCAAGCTTTCATAATAGCTGTGAGAAGCGTATCCATAACGCTTCATGCGACGAGCCACTATTTTCTGAGATACAGGGTTATTATAATCTGATACTACCGCTTCTACAATTTTGGTTTTCATACTCTGTTTTTTCATCTAATTAAACTCCACGTTCATCATAATTTCTGTGAGCATCGCAACGGTGTTGATTTCGGTGTCGGATGCGAAGGCGTTCTTGTACTGGTATTCTGCCAGTGTGATGACCAACTGAGGCACACTCTCTGGTTTGGTGTAGTCATAGCAGGTGTCGTACAGTCTCCTACACAAACTTTCAAAGTCGTTATCTAGATTTGCTCCAACCCACTTTCTCATATTGGTGAACTCCTTTTCTTTCAGTGTCGTCACCAAGTCCATAAAGGTCTTGTCAGAAACCTGAACCAGAACACCAGCATCAATCTGACCACATGCCGCATACCTTTGGAGTTCGTTGATGAGTCTACGCCAGTCTGGCATATACTTCATAATCATCTCTGCAATGACCTTCTGGTCATATTGGACACCTTCTGCGTTCAGAATGTACTCAATACGTTTCAGGAACTGTGATGCTAAGAGGGGTTTTTCCTGATTGCCAATTTTGAAATTGACAATGGAACACCTGCCATGCAGGGGTTTGATAATTCTGTTGATATAATTACATGTTAGGATGAACCCACAACTCTTGGAGAACTCCTCCATGAAGTTCCTGAGAGCGGGTTGTGTAGATATTGCGTTAAGATAGTCTGCCTCATCTAGGATTACATATTTCTTACCATCGTTGACAAGGGACATAGCTGACGCATAGTTCTGGATTTTGTTTCTTAGGGTGTCAATGTTACCTTCCATGGAACCATTGATTACGATGTAGTCTGACCCCAACTGGTTGACCAAAGCCTTAGCAACAGTAGTTTTACCCACACCCGGACCCCCATGTAACAGGAGATTTGGAAGATTACCCTGTTTCAATAGGTCCGAGAAGTTGGATTTCAAACCATTAGGTAGAATACAATCATCAATTGTGGTGGGCCGATACTTCTCAACCCACAGGTATTCTTTAGTCATTGGATTCAACAACGACATAATATTTCATGGTGTCGTTTTCAAATACCGTCATACGTGTAGATAGAGTTACCTGATACGTGGCAGAAAGCAATTTGAAATACTCTATCTTCATTACGTTTCTGAATTTGGGTATCGCCTTAAGGTCTGTTAAGACCACCTTTTTATAGGTATGCGATAAGCTATCATTCACATCTGTAGCTTGCATCATTACGTTTGTACCATCACATGTAAACACGATATTGGGTCTCTGCATCACCCTAGCAGCTTTCAAGACCTCATCTAAGACATCAGCTTTGAGTTCAAATGTCAAAAGTTCATCTTCCATATCTAGCGTTTTCTTCTTGGGTGAACTGACTGTCTGTGGGTCTGCGAAACGGTATATGCTCTGTGAGGTTTTACCGTTAATCATCAGGTAATTGTCTGCGAATTTGAATGTCGGTTTGTCAAACAAATCCAAAACTCCAAGAAAGAGGTTTAGGTCGTAGATAGCAAATTCTTTTGGAAACGGTGTCTCCAACTTCGCAACAGCCAGGACGGTGTGACTCGGTGACATTGTTGCCAACTCATCCGTAGTGTCAAAGACCAGCCCTTGATTGATCGTTGCAAAGTTCTTGAGGATATCTACTGTCTTATCTGAAATATTCATTATATACTGTCACTCCATTATTTCATTATATTAGGTATTATACACCTATTTTGAGGCAATGTCAAGATTTTTCTTGTCGGTAAAATACAGGAGTAAGATAGCATAGTGAGCCAACTTGAGAAGGTCATCTTTATTGCGTCCTCCTTTTTTACCATATCGTGAAGCGTATTTGATACAGGATGCTCGTATATGTTCTTCTACGATGCCTACAGACTCCAACAAATCGAGCACCTGAACCTGGTCTTCCTGACCGACATAGTGCTGACTATACGTAGAGAGGATATATTTTTTCACCTCATCTAGGTATTTGTCCTCATCATATTTCAGCATCATTTTTTCCCTTTCTTTTTCCGTTGTTTCTTTACTTCTTTTTGTCGGTTCATCTCATCCATATCGGCAGTCGCAGCTACACCAATTGCAGCTA